GGATGTTCTATTTAGTGGTCTTGACATTTTCTCCACTGCTTCTTCTACTGCTGTGGTGGGCAGTAGTCGTATTAACCAGGGGCTTCATCTGGCTCACCTCCGTGCTTGCATGGAGCCTGATGGTGCCCTTTCTCCCCTCACGTGTTGAGACCCGGCACGTGTTGGCACCCGCGTATTATGGGGTGCAAGCCGACGAGTGTGGACAACCCTTCGGTTACGGGCAAGAGGGCGAGGCACGGGCGGTGCCGCTCTCGTCGCATTTATGCGGCAGACTCCGTAGGCGGGCCAGGTGGGTCCGCTCTTTGGAGTGTTACTTGGGCTCTGCGCCCGGTTGTGTTTCCGCGTTGGTGCGGGGTCGGTGGACACCAGACCTCACCTCCCCAGCGCGCTCCGCAGCCGGCAATTTGCTCTTGTCTCACCTCGAAGACGGAGTAAGGATCCTTGGAGGGGGTTCCGTCCCTTGTGAACGGCAGAAAAACGATGATGGCCAGACTTATGAAGGCTATCTCGTTGTCGAGCTATCTGACGGCTCGTTGGAACTTGTGTTTCCGGAACTGCTGTTCCATTTGGTCTCGTACGCGTTTCTCAGAGAACGTGACGCCGTTCTTGTCTCGGCCCTTCGCCTTCGGGCTTTGGACTGGTGCAAGAAAGTGGGTCTCTCTCAGACCCATAAGTGGCTCGCTGTGCCATCCGCGATCCACTTGGCGTGGCAGGTGTCTCCTGTTGAGGTTAAAGCTCGACAGCGCCTTGGCCCGGGACCTTCCCCTCCCCTCTGGTGGGGCTCTGCCTAGGCAGGGCCCGTCGCGACGTACGGCCTTTGTGTTGGGGTCAAACCCGACCTGGTTGTTACAGGGAAGGACTTCTCCCTAGTCGTTCCCCGCGATGTGGCCTCCTCTTGTGAGGACCACCAGCAGAGAAGACAAATGTGGGTGGCGTGTACCACGGGGCTGCCAGGCACATGGATCCCCACGGTTCACGCCAACTGTGTCCACAATGAGATCGCTGCCCTTAAGATGCGGTCTCTAGCTTCCTTTCCAGGGCCGGCTGGCGGCGAGCTTGGCAAAGGGTTTCGAGGGCAGTTTGCCCGCTTTCGAGCCCTTAGTCGTCGCTATGGCGGGTGTCGATGGGAGCTCTCTCAAACGGCGCAATCGTATACTGGAGCAATGCGTCGTAGATATGTTGAAGCAGAGAGGTCTTTGCGCGTTGATGGTCCGTTGTGTTCTGCGGACTACAAGCTCCGTGCCTTTCTGAAAGCCGAGAAGTTGCCTTCTGCCAAGGATGCCAAGCCTAGGATGATCTTTCCCAGGTCTCCCAGGTACAACCTTGTCTTGGCGTCTTGGCTTAAACCATTTGAACACTGGCTGTGGGGCAGACTTACAGCCAAATGGCTCTTCGACGTGTCGAATCCTACGAGAGTTGTGGCTAAGGGCCTTTCACCGCGTTGCCGCGCCAATCTCATTGTTCGCAAGTTCAATGCCTTTGAGCGGTGCACGGTCTTTGAGGTTGACGGTAAGGCTTTCGAAGCCCACGTCAGCTATGCTCAGTTGTGTTGTGAGCGCTCTGTTTATCAGGCCGCCTACCCAGGCGATTCTGATCTTAAAAGGGTGTTGTCCAAGCAGCTTTTCGAGGGCAAGACGTCCTCTGGTGTGAAATTCTCCAGGCCTGGTGGTAGGGCTAGTGGGGACTTCAATACGGGTATGGGTAATACCTTGATTATGCTCGCGGCTGTGGTCGGGGTTTTGAAGTCCCGCCATCGCAAGTTTGACATACTTTGCGATGGTGACAATGCACTAGTCTTTTGTGAGTCTCGCGACTTGGCCTGGGTTCGTCAGGGTTTCTACCGGGATGTTCTCGCCGCTTCTGGGCATGAGCTGACGCTAGAAAAGCCAGTTACCGTACTTGAGCACGTCCGTTTTGGTCGTTCTGCGCCGGTGTTTCTCGGTCATGGTTTGGGTTGGACCATGGTCCGCGAACCTGAAAGCGTTCTCTCGGGTGCTTATGCTAGTCATAGGTGGCTTCGAGAGCCGCTTTTTGCGCGGAGGTGGTTGTCTGGAGTTGCCCGTTGCGAGCTTTCACTAGCCATCGGGGTGCCCGTTCTCCAGCAACACTCGCTTAAAGTCCTCAAGGCTGTGGGTCACTCAAGCAAAGCGCTGCCTGACGCAGCGTTGGCTGACTACTTTGTGGTCGGCGCGTGGCTCGCTGGTGAGGGGTCGGTCATCCAACCTACACGAGAGTGTCGGTTGAGCTTCGAGGCAGCCTTCGGTTGGTCACCGGAGGTGCAGTTGGCGGTGGAAAAACAGGAGGTGGTGGTGGGACACCCCTCTTTCGTTCAGTATATGCCACCGCCTAGCCACTGGGTCGAAGCTAGTCCGGGTCTCTACGAGGCCTGGGCTGATGCCCACTGCTGAGGGGTGCCAGGGTGAAGCACCATTAGGAGTCCCCTGTGTTGGCTGGGATTCTTGTTACAACACGGAACGGCTTGCGCTGTGCGCCGCCGTTGTTGCACCCGGCGACTGGCGGTCGCCCGCCCAATGGCTTTCTTCGGGGGGTCATGCGAACAGCCCGTAACTAGTACCGCTCACGTGGGAAAGGCCGGGTCCTCTCAACGATGGACCGGTTAAGCGGGGTGTCGTGCCTGTGGTAACCATAGCGTTGAACGGGGTAACCCTAGTAGCGATTGGGAGCCTAACGTGTACCGTAGTGGTATGGGTAGACAGCCCTTCAGGAAGTTGTGTTTCACTTCTACGCTGCGAGGTTGCGTGACGCAGGAGGTGGTGCCGGGAGTGTGTGCAGTTGCCGTCGTTTTGTGTTGTAGCTTGTTGAGCCTTTAAGCACGGGCGCCTTATTCTTCTTTCCACTGCCCACGGTGGAAGCTCCCCGTTCCAGGTGCGAGCCGTTGTCATTGCCTTTGCCTCCGTGGTGAGCGGTCGGTGCAATGCTCCTGCGGTGTGCGGCCTGGTTTTGCCCGCGTGGTATAGGGGGCTCTCTTGGCGTGGTGCATTGGTTGCTGTTGCGGGCGCACCCATGAGAGGGGGCTGTTGGTGGTGTGTGTACCTGCCTACCCTTGGGGTTTTTCGCGGTTTTATGTCCTTAAATAACCGCGGGGGTCATGGTCGTTCCCCGGGCCATGGTCTTCGTGACAGGGGCCCTACGGTGGGATAACCGGTTAAGGGAGAACCCTGTGCTTAAAGTTCTAGTAACATTGGGC